TAGCAATGAAAAAGGATATGAGATGAGTTTTAGACTAAGCCAAAGATCAATAGATAGACTTGAGGGTGTCCATCCAGATATGACAGCAGTAGTTGAACGAGCTATTCAACTGACAGAGGTAGACTTTGGAGTTACACAAGGTGTACGTACTTTGGAAGAACAGAAAGCTAATGTAGCTGCAGGACGATCACAGACAATGGCAAGTAAACATTTATTACAGGACGATGGGTTTAGCCATGCAGTAGACGTGGTAGCATATGTAGGTCCAGATGTGTCATGGGAACTAAATCTTTATGACGATATATGTGATGCCTTTAAACAAGCAGCCGAAGAAGTGGGCTGCGCTATCAAATGGGGTGCAGCATGGAGCGAAGGTGACATTCGTACATACGAAGGCACATCAGAGGACGCTATGATGGCATATGTAGATTTGCGTAGATCACAAGGCCGTAGACCTTTTATTGACGCACCTCACTTTGAGTTAATGTAACGTGGAAAATTTAAAACTCCCAGTAGCTCTTGTAGCGGCAATGGCTATACAATTAGCAGGTGGTGTTTGGTGGGTATCCCAACAAGCGGCTACTATAACCTCATTAGAAGAAACAGTATCTCAGCTAGGTTCTCGTATGGCTATTGAGGATAAAGTGAATCTTAAAAGAGATGCTAAACAGGCATTAGATGAAATAGAAGAACTTTGGGAAGAGACTGAGTTCCTTTGGGAGGAAGCCAATAGTATGGCTAAACATATGACATCTATTATAGAGCTACAGCAACGTATTGCTATAATAGAAAATACCTTAAACTATGTGAGTCCATAATGCGATGGTTACTACTCGTTCTATTCTTATCTTCTTGTGGTTTGAGTACTCTGCTTCCGCTAGGAGGATCAGGCGGTCCTACAGTAAATTCCAACGCACAGATAGGGGCAGAAAATAGACAGGCAGTAATGTCTGTAGAACAAACTGAAGAAGTTACAGCAGGTAGAGATGTAATAACTACAGAAGTTTTAAAAGAAGTAGAAACAGGTATGGTTGAAAAACTGAATATTCAAAACATACCACCTTGGGTAATGATCCTATTGTTACTAGGATGGTTATTACCAACACCTACAGAAATGGGCAGAGGTATGTTTAACTTTGTTCTATTATTATTTGGAAGATCAAAACTATGACAAGAGCACTAACAGAAAAACAACAGAAACTATTGGCTGTACTGTTTGACGAAGCAGGTGGAGACATTATAGCTGCAAAGAAACTTGCAGGATACTCTGACGCTACATCATCTGCTGAAGTAGTGAAGTCACTTAAAGAAGAAATACTAGACGCAACGCAGACTTACATGGCACGTAATGCACCTAAAGCTGCAATGTCTATGGTGGGTGCACTGTACGATCCTACAGAGTTAGGTATTCGTGACAAGATGCAAGCTGCCAAAGAACTACTTGATCGTACTGGTCTAGTAAAAACAGAAAAGATGCAAGTAGAAGCAAAGGGTGGTGTAATGCTGATGCCACCTAAACAAATGGATGAAGATGACTAAACCTCTACAGAAGTGGAAGTTACCCCAACCAACCGACATAAAAGAAGACAACGAATGGATTGCTATTCCACGCATATCAAGAACAATACCATTCGGATATGAACTAGATAAGGACGATCCTGATATACTTCAGCCTGTTGAACACGAGCTTGACATGCTTGAAGAGGCAAAGAAATATCTAAAACAGTATTCATATCGTGAGGTTGCCAATTGGCTATCTAGAAATACAGGTCGATCTATATCTCACGTAGGACTCAAGAAACGGTTGGACAATGAGCGAAGAAGAAAAAACAAAGTTGGAAGCCTACGCAGATGGGCAGAATATGCGAAAAAGGCAATCGCCAAAGCGGAAGAAATTGAAAATAAACGCCTCGGTGCAAAAGCCTACGAAGAAGAAAGCTACCCCAAAGCCAGTTAGTATCGTTGAGGAGATTCCTGTTGAGGAACAACACAACGTTATTTTCAAACCCAATGAAGGTCCACAGACAGACTTTCTAGCTGCAGGTGAACGAGAGGTCTTATATGGCGGCTCGGCAGGTGGGGGCAAGTCGTATGCAATGTTAGCAGACCCTTTAAGATATATGGGTCATCCTGAATTTTCAGGTCTGTTACTACGACATACAACAGAAGAACTTAGAGAACTTATATTTAAATCACAGGAGATGTATCCTAAAATTTGGAAGGGTATCAAGTGGTCTGAACGAAAGATGCAGTGGACTGCGCCCTCTGGAGCGAGGTTGTGGATGTCCTACCTAGACAGGGAAGATGATGTCCTGCGCTACCAAGGTCTAGCGTTTAGTTGGATAGGCTTTGACGAGTTGACTCAATGGCCCTCACCATTCGCATGGAACTACATGCGCTCTCGTCTACGGTCCACTGCAACCGACTTACCAGTGTATATGAGAGCTACCACTAACCCAGGAGGTAGAGGACATCATTGGGTAAAGAAAATGTTTATTGATCCTGCACCTGCAGGTAAAGCATTTGAGGCACGAGACTTAGAAACAGGAGAGGTTCTTAAATATCCTGCAGGTCATGCTAAAGCAGGTAAGGCACTATTCAAACGTAGGTTTATACCTGCACGATTATCTGACAACCCATACTTGGCTACACAAGGTGACTATGAAGCAATGCTATTGTCACTACCAGAGCAACAACGTAGACAACTACTAGAGGGTGATTGGGATATAAAAGAAGGTGCAGCTTTTACAGAGTTTGACAGAAATATACATGTAGTCGAACCATTTAAGATACCAAGTAACTGGGTTAAGTTTAGAGCGTGTGATTATGGATATGGTTCTTATAGTGCTGTTGTGTGGTTTGCCGTTGCGCCTGATGAGCAACTTGTGGTATATAGAGAACTGTACGTCAGTAAAGTATTAGCCACAGATTTAGCCGATATGGTTCTTGACCTAGAGGCACAAGATGGGAACATTAAGTATGGAGTACTGGATAGCTCTTTATGGCATAAACGTGGCGATACAGGTCCAAGCCTTGCGGAGCAGATGATAAGTAGAGGATGTAGATGGCGTCCTTCAGATAGATCAAAAGGCTCTCGTGTTGCAGGTAAAAACGAAATACATAGACGGTTACAAGTAGATGAATTTACAGAAAAACCAAGACTAGTATTTTTTAACACTTGTACAGAAATGGTAGCACAGTTACCTGCAATACCATTAGATAAAAAGAACCCAGAAGATATTGATACACATTCAGAAGACCACTTGTATGATGCGTTAAGATATGGTATAATGTCAAGACCAAGATTTAGTATATTTGATTATGACCCTAATTCAGTTGGATCAATGGGTATGAGAGTAGCAGACGCAACATTTGGTTATTAAGGAAAAATAAATGGCAGAAGATAACGAAGTATTTATTGAGGACGATGCTGTAATCCTTGAAGATACAGAAAACTCAGTAGAAGAAGATGCGGATACATCTAAGATAATTCCATTTATTATGGAACGTTACCATCGTGCAGAAGATTATCGTAGGCAAGATGAAGAACGTTGGCTAAAAGCATACAGAAATTATCGTGGTATATATGGACCTGATGTACAATTTACAGAGGCAGAAAAGTCTCGTGTATTTATTAAGGTAACTAAAACTAAAACTCTAGCGGCATATGGTCAAATTGTAGATGTACTATTTGCAAAAAATAGTTTTCCTTTAACTGTTGATCCAACAGAACTTCCAGAAGGTGTAGTTGAAAATGTCTCTTTTGATCCTGCTGTTCCTAAAGAATTACAAGAAGATGAAAGGGGCAATCCTATATCGCCTTACGGTTATAAAGGTGACGATAGGGAAATACCTAAAGGTGCTACTTCTAAAACATTAGAACAATTACTAAACCCAGAACTAAGAGAAAAACTAGAAGCTGTTGATGGGGTAAAAGAAGGTACAGGTGGTACACCTACATCTGTTACATTTAGTCCTGCTATGGTTGCAGCAAAGAAGATGCAAAAGAAAATACAAGATCAACTTGATGAGTCTTCTGCATCTAAACATTTACGAAGTACTGCATTTGAAATGTCATTATTTGGTACTGGTGTAATGAAAGGACCATTTGCTGTAGACAAAGAGTATCCTAGTTGGGATGACGAAACAGGAGAATACTCACCTACATTTAAAACAATACCACAGGTATCTCATGTATCTGTGTGGAACTTTTATCCAGACCCAGACGCTAACAATATAGAAGAAGCACAGTACGTAGTAGAACGACACAAGCTATCTCGTTCACAAATGCGTAGTCTAAAGAAGCGTCCATACTTTCGTTCAGCAGTTATAGATGAAGCTATATCTCTTGGTGAAAACTATGATAAAGAATATTGGGAAGATGATTTAGCTGACTATGCACCAGAACACGGTATCGAAAGATTTGAGGTACTAGAGTATTGGGGCATGTGTGATGTTGAAATGCTTGAAGAGCAAGGTGTAGATATACCTAGCGAACTATCTGAAATGGATGAACTACAAGCAAACATTTGGGTTTGTAATGGTAAACTATTACGTATGGTTCTTAATCCATTTAAACCTGCACGTATTCCATACATGGCTGCACCATACGAACTAAACCCATATTCATTTTTTGGTGTAGGTATTGCTGAGAATATGGATGATACGCAAACACTTATGAATGGCTTTATGCGTATGGCTGTAGACAATGCTGTATTGTCAGGCAACCTGTTGATAGAGGTAGATGAAACTAACTTAGTTCCAGGCCAAGACTTATCAGTATATCCAGGGAAAGTATTTAGAAGACAAGGCGGTGCTCCAGGGCAAGCTATCTTTGGCACTAAGTTTCCAAATGTTGCAGGTGAGAACTTACAGCTATTTGACAAAGCAAGAGTACTAGCTGATGAGTCTACAGGTTTTCCTTCTTTTGCTCATGGACAAACAGGTGTCATGGGTGTAGGAAGAACTGCCAGTGGTATTAGTATGCTGATGGGTGCAGCTAGTGGCACAATCAAAAATGTTATTAAGAATGTAGACGATTATTTATTACGTCCACTAGGAGAGGGGCTGTTTAGATTTAATATGCAGTTTGACTTTGACCCTGAGATAAAAGGTGATCTAGAAGTCAAAGCACGTGGAACAGAATCTCTCATGGCTAACGAAGTACGTAGCCAAAGGCTTATGCAATTCTTGCAAGTATCGTCTAACCCTGCACTTGCACCATTTGCTAAGTTTCAATATATTATTCGTGAGATTGCAAAATCTCTTGATCTTGACCCCGACAAAGTTACCAACAATATGAATGATGCTGCTATACAAGCTGAACTTATGAAACAATTTCAACAAGAACAGCAAGTAGAACAAGGTGCTCCTGCAGGTGCAAACCCAATGGACACATCAGGAGCAGGTGGTGGAAACATAGGCGTAGGTCAAGCTCCACTACCTGAAGAACAAGGATTTAGTGGAAATGCAGGACAGGGAGCACCTCAACAAGCTCAAGGGGTTGGTCAGCAACCACTCCCAGTGGGATAAGTTTGAAAAGTATATAGATACTTTAATAGATCAACAGCATAGAGTAATGGAGCAAACGGACAATACAGTTGCTGTGCATAGAGCACAAGGAGCAGTATATCAGTTACGTAGACTTAAATTACTCAGGGATGAAGTACTAAAGGCACAATAACATGAGTATATTTACTAAAGCCGTAAAAAATATCGTAGAGAATCAAACCTCTAAAATTAAACCAAGTAAAGATATTAATCCTTTAGTAAAACAAACTGAGGATATATTTAAATCGCCAGATCAAGTTGGTGATCCAATGCTTGATGATACAATATCTCTTTTGTCGGACACAAATCAAAAAGCTGTAGACGAAGAAAAAATAGGATTAGAAAAAGAAGAAATAGTAGGAAGATTATATTCCCCTGTTTACTCTGCTATAGAAAATATGGCTATTGGTAAAGGGGGGACTAAAGGAGAAAATATTAGTGCTTATTTAAGAAAACGAGCACCAAATGTAGATAAAACAGAATTAGAATCTTTTGATATTAATCTTGATCCTAAACGTTTATATACTAAAGAAGAAGTTTTAGATTTAGCAAAAGAAAAAGGATCGACAGATTATACTATAGAAAAACTACGATTTCCAGAATATAAAGATACACAAAGACAAAGTGTAATGGATGCGGAAGAAGATTATGTTGAATTAACAGTAGAAGGAAAACAAAAATATACAGAAAGTTCATCTGCTGTTCATTTAGGAAGAAAAAGTAATATAGGACATAGTAGGTCTTCTATTAGACGTGAAGCTCCTACTCAATTACAACAAAAAATAATAGATAGACCTCGTTACCTTTTAATAGAAGAAATACAAAGTGATGTAGCTAAACGAAGAGGAGAAGATGGGTATCTAACAGGGATTGAATTTAATCCAGATGCAGAAGACTACGATCAATTAATAGGGTCATTTGACAATGAATCTATGTACGCAGGTATTAATTATAATGTATATACAAATCCAAATGTAGAAGAAATTATTAGGCTTCATATTACTAATAATTTTTCTCCTTATAATGTAAATACTGTAGATGATATTAAATTAATTAATGAAGATGAAACTTATACAGGTTTATTTAAAGATGAAATTGAAAAACAAACAGGTAAAAGACCTGAAGGAAATACACTTATTAAAGCTGCTCGTAATGCTTTAATAGATAATTCAGATTTTTCAGATGCTAAAGTAGATGATGCTTTAGTAAATGCTCAAGGTTCTGCAGATCCAGAAGGACAATTTGTTAATGATATTGATAAACTTTTTAATGAATTATCTGAAAAATTAGTTAATGTATATAGTGGACAAAAAGAAAATACAGCATCAATTCAAAAAATCCCTGTTGATAGTAGAAGTGGCTATGTAAGAAAATTAATACTAGCAAATATTGCGTATGCAAAACGTAATGGGATTGATAAAATTGTTATTCCTAATCCTAGAGAAATTGCAAAAAAAAGACTAGAGACTTTTGATTCTGTTTTAGCATATGATCAACAATTATTTAAAGCATATGAGAAAGCTAGAAAGAAAAAAGGTTTTAACTATGACGAATATGCAACGGATTATTTTGAAAAAATTTTTACACCTTTATATAAAGATGCAGTAACAAAAGTTTTGAATACTCTAAAGTCTGAGACTAAAGGTAAAATTAAATATGGTACAAAAGAATTAAAATATAAAGGTCCATATAAAGAAGATGCACAAGGAAGATTAACAAATACACGGCTACCATATAAAGCTGATGCAATTGAAATAGACATAACAGATTTTGAGTTTAATCCTGAAGCGCAAAGTTTACGATTTAACGAAGGTGGAGCAGTACCTATGCAAGAACAAATGAAACTATTTAACGAAGGTGGCTTAAAAGATGAGGGCGGCTCTGTTGATCCTGTATCTGGAAACGATGTACCTGTAGGATCTACTCAAGAAGAAGTTAGAGATGATATACCTGCAATGCTAAGTGAAGGTGAGTTTGTTTTTCCTGCTGACGTAGTACGTTATCTTGGATTAGAAAGACTAATGCAGCTAAGACAAGAAGCTAAGATGGGTTTAAAACAAATGGAAGCTATGGGTCAGATGGGCAACAGCGAAGAAGCTACAATGCCAGATGACTTACCATTTAATATGGCTGACCTTATTATAGTTGCAGGAGAGGGTGAAGAACCTAAAGAGATGGCACAAGGTGGTGTAGTTCATATGAGTAATGGTGGCTATCTTCCTAAGTTTGTAGATCAAGGCGTAGAAACTGCACCTATAAATATAGAAAGTTTTGATACAACTTTACCTGATCCAGATTTTTCAAATGTTAAGAAATATGTAAACAAAGAAGGTAAAGTAAGATTTATACCATTTGGTCCTGATGGTAAACCTTTGTATCCAATTCCTGTAGGTTTCTTTCCAGAGGGTGAGTTACCTGAAGACACACCAACAGAGACAGAAGAGG